AGACGACCTGTGACGTCCAAAGAAGCCCGCCGCATCCTCGACGCCGTCCGCTGGAACGAGGCCTCCGGCATCCCCGTCGACACCATCACCGAGGCCCTGGAAACCCTCGGAGACCTTCCAAACCCCATGCACCCTGTCGCACAATCCCCCCAACCGGAGGCAAAGCAATGAATGCAAACGTGCAAATGAACCTGACATCGGCTGACCCTGCGGCGCACTGCCCTCCTTGCAATGGCAATTGCCATCAGGGGCGTTTGTGCCCGGGCCCGGATCCGCAGTCGTTCGCGACCACGGAGCCGGGCGATCTGGCCCCGGAGCGCGAGGAGCGGTCGCCGAGCGGCTCAGGCATCGTGCTGGCCATCGTCGCGGTGCTCGGTGCCGCCGCGGCGTCTCAGCTGCTCTACGCGGTCGCGCAGTTGGTCTCCAGGCCGTGACGCTCGCCGCCTTCCGCATCCTCGGGCTGCCGGCCAGCCAGGGCTCGAAGAGTTTCATGGGCATGGTCACGGGCAAGCGCGGCCAGCAGATCCCGCGCTTGGTCGAGAGCTCTAAGGAACTGCCGAAGTGGCGCAAGGAGGTCACGAAGCAGGCCGCGCTCGCGTGGCGCGGTAAGGAGCCGCTCGATCATCCGCTGGTCGTGGCCATGACCTTCACGCTTCCCAAGCCCAAGAGCGCGCCGAAGACCCGCCGCACGTGGCCGGACCGCAAGCCGGACGTGAGCAAGCTGGCTCGAGCCGTCGAAGATTCGATGACCGACGCTGGCGTGTGGGCTGACGACGCGCGCATCGTCGACCTGATCGCGCGCAAGCGCTACCCGGGCGAGGGTTCCGGCGCGCTGCCGGCGCCAGGCGTCCTGGTGCACGTGTTCGATGCCCTCACGCATGAGGCCGATGTGTTCGCGATGGGCGCCGAGCAGCCGGTGCAAACGGAGATCGCAGCATGAGCCTGGGCGGCTGGATCGTGGGGCCCGGGGCCGTGCACGGCGAACTGCACGTGACGCCGATCGACGACCTGCGCGAGCACTCCATGACGATACTCTGCTGGTGCAATCCGCGGCGCCATGGCGAAGATCATGGCGTCGTCATGCACAACTCGCTTGACCGAGGCGGAGATTTGGGTGGGCAGCAAATGCTCGACGAGTCGACCGATACATGATTCGGGCCAAGCGACGGATTTGCTGCAATTGGAACTCTTCTCAGATCTTCCGATCCCGCTAGGCGCGAGCCAATGGAAGCGGTACAAACCGCATCACTCGGCAGGATCGGAAAAGAGCATCACTGCTGAACAGATGGCGTTCAGTTTCCGCCTGCGCGCGCTAGTGTGCGACCGTGACGATGCGTTCGACTATCCACAGCATTCCGTCGTCAGCGCCGCTGCGGCTCCAGCACCGAAAACAAAAGCCCATCGATCGATCTTCGACTTCGCTGCAGCGGTCGCCAAGGTCAAGAAGCGCCTACGGACAGTGGATTCGAATGCGGTTCACCAAACGCCATTAGCAGGTTCAGTGCAAGTCGAGAACGCAACCGGCGTAACCAAGTACGTCGGAGCCGCGTACCCATCAAGGTGGACGGTCGAAGAAGAAGAACGTGAACGTCAGCGCAGGGCCCGCCAGAAGCCTCCACGGCCGACAAGGAAGGCGCGCACCATGGGACGAAGGTTGGCTGACTTGATCGGTCCGGAGGTAGACGAGGAATGAGCCGTCCACCAGCGCTAGCGCCTGCTCAGCAGGAGGAGGTTCGGCGCCGGCTTGCCGCCGGTGAAGGCGTGCGAGCCCTTGCACGCGAGTACAAGGTGGGCGACGCAACGATTCGGCGCCTTGCGGCGCATTCGGCGCGCATTCGAAACGTGGCCGAAAAGCTGGCTGAAGCGCAGTCGGCGCTTGCGGAACTCCCACCGTCCCAGCAGCACATCGCCTTGTCTCTGGCCGAGAAACTCCGCAGCATCAGCGACAACCTTGCCTCAGCAGCTGAGTACGGAGCCAAGACGGCACATCGACTGCACGCCTTGGCAAACAGCGAAGTCGCGAAGATAGACGATGCCGATCCGGCTGCATCGGAGGACAGTTTCCGAACGGTCGGAGCACTCACGAGACTGGCTAACGATTCGGCGCACGTAGCCCTGAATCTCCTTGGGTCCAATCGCGATTCCTTGAAGCGCCGTGATGAGGACGCGCCGGTGCCGAGCATCGAACCTGGGCAGCTTGCCGATGCGACGCTTGACGACCTGATGAGGGCCCGTGGCAGCACTGCCTGACCTATCTTCGGCCGACTGGCTTGCAATCGAGCGGGAATATTGCCGGCGCAGCCTGTCCAACTTCATCCGTCGCGCGTGGCCGGTGCTCGAGCCAGGCCAGCCATACGTGCATGGCTGGCACGTCGACGCGATGTCCAAGCACCTTGAAGCCGTGACCGCAGGCCAAATCACGCGGCTGCTGATCAACGTCCCGCCGGGCACCATGAAGTCGATGATGGTGTCCACGTTCTGGCCGGCATGGGAGTGGGGGCCCAAGGGTATGCCGCATATCCGCTTCATCGGCGCCAGCCATGAGGAGGGTCTCGCCACGCGCGACAATTTGCGCATGCGTCGGCTCATCTCATCGGAGTGGTTTCAATCCCTCTGGCCACTGTCCCTTACCGGGGACCAAAACCAGAAGACCTACTTCGAAAATGACGCGACCGGCTGGCGCCAGTCCTGCCCAGTGGCTAGCATGACCGGCCGGCGCGGCGATCGCGTTGCATGGGACGACCCGCACAGCGTCGAGGATGCGCACAGCACGGCAAGGCTCGGGGAGGCGAACCGCATTTTTCGCGAGACGCTGCCGACGCGCCTGAATAACCCTGACGCATCGGCAATCGTAGTCGTCATGCAGCGCCTCAACGAAAAGGATGTCTCGGGCCTTATCCTGTCGGAGGATTTCGGATATGACCACCTGTGCCTTCCGATGGAGTGGGAAGGGCCGCGCAAGGCGACAAGCATCGGATTCGTCGATCCTCGGAACCAAGTCGGCGAACTGCTATTCCCTGACCGGTTCCCGCGCGAAGTGGTCGACCGCGACAAGAAGGTGATGGGCGTCTACGCCGTGGCTGGGCAATTCCAGCAGCGTCCGTCGCCAGTCACTGGGGGCGAGTTTGAGGCCGACCAGATCGCCATCGTCGAAGCGATACCGGCCGGAGTGGTGTCTTGGTGCCGGGGCTGGGATCTGGCCGCGACGGAAGGCGCTGGCGACTACACCGCCGGCGTGAAGCTCGGATGCTTGCAGGATGGCCGCGTCATCGTCGCCGACGCCAAGCGAAAGCAGTTCGGCACGGCGAAGCGTGACCAACTGATCAAGGCGACTGCATCTGCCGACGGGTTCGGCTTGATGCAGTCGCTACCTCAGGATCCTGGCCAGGCCGGCAAGGGGCAGGTCGCAGCCCTGACGGCAATGCTGGCCGGGCACGTTGTGCACGCCAGTCCAGAGACCGGCGACAAGATCGTGCGCTCGCGACCATTCGCCAGCCAGGTCAACCAGGGCAACGTTGTGATGCTTCGCGGGCCGTGGAACACGGAGTTCATCGACGAGCTGAAGACCTTCCCGAACGGCCTGAATGACGACCAGGTCGACGCTGCGTCGCGCGCCTACGCGGCGCTCATCAGTGCTCCGAAGTCCGGCATCTTGCTCTGACACCTGCGTCCCTATCATCCACGTCGCATGAGCAAGATCACCGTCAACACCTCCGACTACGCAATCCGGTGCGCGCGCGAGGATCTGGTCGGCTGGGCCGGTGGACTCGACGCGAAGCGACCGCGGGCTTGGCAGCAGTACGGCTACCCGGACACGGTTACCTTCCAGCATCTGATGACCGCCTACAGCCGCGGCGGCCCTGGCCATGGTGCAGTGCATCGCATCCTCGACAAGTGCTGGCAGGAGCGTCCGCGCATCAAGCAGCCGAACGCCGACAAGCCGACCGCCTGGGAGGAGAAGCTGTCGGGGATGCTGACTGGCATCAAGGCTTGGGCCAAGCTGCGCGACTTCGACCGGCGCAACATGGTCGGGTGCTACGCTGCGCTGATCTACCGCGTCGCCGACGGTCGCAAACTTTCCGAGCCGCTGCAGAAGGCACTCGCCCTCGTCGACCTGATCCCCGTGTACGAGGACCAGATCAGGGTAACCGCGTGGCACTCCAACATGGACGACGCCGAGAACTACGGCAAGCCGGCTATGTGGCAGTACCGGGCCCGGCGCCCCGGCTCGTTCGGCGACACACAGGGTCAGCCAGACGAGTGGGCCGACGTGCACCCGAGCCGCGTGCAAGTCCTTGCCGAGGGGAGCGTCGGAAACGACTTCTTCGACGGCGTGCCGCTCCTGCTGGCCGGGTTCAACTCGCTGGTCGATTTGGAGAAGATCAGCGGCGGCAGCGCCGAGAGCTTCATCAAGAACTCGGCGCGCACGGTAGTGCTGTCGTTCGACGCGAACTCAAGCCCCGGCCAGATCGCGGCCGAGCCTGGTGGGGCCACACCGACCGCATCGGCGATCAAGACCGCCATCGAAGAGAAGATGCAGGCGCTGAATCGCAACATCGACAGCAGCCTAGTGCTGCAGGGTGGTGAAGCGAGCACGCTGCAGACCACGGTCAGCGATCCGAAGCCGAGCTTCGAAGTCGCGTCGAATCTCTTCTCCGCGTCGGTCCAGATCCCCTACACGATCCTCTTCGGCCAGCAGACAGGTCGGCTGGCAAGCGATGAGGACAAGGCCGACATGCTCGCGCGTTGCAAGTCCCGCCAGGTCAACGAGCTCACGCCGATGCTCGAGCAGTTCGTCAAGCGGATGCAAGCCGCCGGTCTTGTCGACGCCGGCGAGTTCGAGATCGAGTGGCCGGCACTGGATTCGCCTGGCGATGATGCGAAGTACGCGAACCTTGCGAAGCTGACCGGCGCCATGCAGCAGGCCTTTGCGTCCGGGCTGTCCGAGCCGCTGTTCGACGCGAACGAGTTGCGCGGCGTGGCAGGGTTCGAACCGCGCTCAGATGACGGCATGCCACACGAGGGTGACCCTGGAGCCGGAGATTCAAGCACCGACACGCAGCAGGATCCGATTCGGCCGCGCGTGGTCGTATCGCGAGCGAAGTGACGCCCACTGCGCCGGTCCGCAATCCAGCGATCCCCGGTACCAAGAAGGACCGCACCGGCGCCTCCGGCATCCTGCGGCGGGCCTACGCGACGATCCGCAAGCGGTTCGCCGCGCTCGAGCGCGACCTGCTTGCCATCTTCGACAGGATCACGGTCTATGCGGTAAACGACCTGCGCGGCGGGCCGGATGTGCTCTACGGCCTGACGCCAGAACAACTCGCCAGCCTTGCCGAGGAACTGCAGGCGACCCTCCGCCGATGGATCGTCGACGAACGCGATGTCGGGCACTCGCTGTGGTGGGAGCCGTACGTCGATGAGGCTTCGCACCTCGGCACCGCGCAGACAGCGGCGAACCTCGGCGGGCTGTCGGCAACCTACGCCGCGGCGCGCAGCCTGGCCGCCGTCGTCTACAGCGAGCCCTACCGCAACCGCATTGCGATGGCGAAGTTCAAGAGTTACGAGCACTGGACGGGTCTGGCCGCCGAGCAGCGGGCTACGCTCTCCCAGGTCATCGGCCAAGCGGTTGCCGACGGTTTGAACCCGAAGGCGGCGCGCCGGCTCATTCAGGACCGACTCGAGGCCGGCAAAGCCAAGGCGCTTGCCTACGCCCAGACCGACATCACCGACACCCTGCGCATGGCGCGTGCCGCGGAGGCCGACCAGGCGGAGGCAGAGCTCGGAATCAAGCTTGGGCTGCTCTGGACATCTGCCCTGATCCCGACAACGCGCCCTTGGCATGCCAGCCGCAACGGGAAGGTCTACACGACGGCAGAGGTCCGCGCCTTCTACGCCGATCGGGGGAACCGGTACAACTGCCACTGCAGCACCACCGAGTGTCTACTCGATGAGAGCGGGAAGCCGATCCTGACGAAGAAACTACAGTCGACGATGGCCAATGAGAAGAAGGCCTGGCAGAGTCGCCACGACAAGGGATAGAACGGGCTCCGTAGCATGCGTCAGTAACTCCCCAAGGGTTGCTCAATGAAGCGCAAGCTCGTCCACCTCTGTAGCGCGGTCAACGCCGCGAACGTCAGCAAGGCCGGAAGCACGTACACCATCCGTGAGGTGTGCGGCGCCGTCGACGACATCGTCCTGAACGGCATGCTGTACCCGGCCGACCAGTTGGCCAGCAGCGCCGCGACGCTCGAGGGCAAGCCAGCGCCGGCCGGCCACCCGAAGAATTCGGCCGGGCAGCACATTAGCGCGGTCAACGGCGAGGCCCTGGCCGCGGCATGGATCGGCTCCTACCTGCGCAACGCGCGCCACGAAGGCGGCCGCACACTGGTCGACGTTGTCGTCAACGAGTCCCAGGCGAGGGCGGCCACGGCCGGCGCGAAGCTGGTCGAGCGGTTGGACGCAGCGATCGCCGGCACGAACACGGAACCGATCCACGTCAGCACTGGCCTCTACTGCGAGGTGATCAACGCCGGCGGCGAGAGCCGCGGCAAGAAGTACGGGCGAATCGCCACGAACATCGCCTACGACCACTTGGCGATCCTGCTCGATGAGAATGGCGCCGGAACGCCGGAGGATGGTGTTGGCATGTTCCTCAACGCAGCCGGTCAGCCGGAGGCGGTTGAGGAGGTCACGGTCAACGTCGACCCGGAGGACCGCCGCAGCGCCGGGCTGGTCGCCTGGGTCAAGCGCTTGGTGACGCACGGCGGCAGCTACGACCTGTCGTTCGACCAGATCACCAGCGGCCTGTATGCGCTGATGGCCGAAGGCTGTTGGATCCGGGAAGTGTTCGACCGTTACGCCATCTGGTGCGACCGCGATGGGCGCATGTGGAGGCAGGACTATGCGGTGTCTTCCGGAGGCTCCGTATCATTCAGCAGCGAACCCGTCGAAGTGCATCGCAAGGTCGAGTACGAGACGGTTACCAACCGAAAGGATGAGGACAGCATGAAGACCCCGATCGTCGCCGCGCTCAATGCGGCCGGCATCAAGACGGACGGCCTGGACGATGCCCAGTTGCTGTCCGCCTACAACTCGCTGGTCGCAAAGCCGGTCGAGGACCGCCTCACCGCGGCCAATACCAAGATCGCCGAGCACGAGGCCGCCGCTCATGCCGCTGCCGACGCCGAGTTGGCGACGCTGGCGACCGAGTTGGCCGTCAACAGCTCGCTGAAGGCCGACGACTTCAAGGCGATGGGCCTGGCCCGCTGCAAGGAACTGAAGGCCAGCGCCAAGGCGGCGCCGATCGTCGTCGGAAACAGCGGTGGCCAGCCGGCCAATCCGTACGCCGACCACGACCCGAACAAGTTTCTCAACCTGACGGAGGCCAAGTAAATGGGCAATCGTGCATACATCGGGCCGGTCGACGAGACGCCCAAGACCGTCAGCGACAAGACCGTTGCCGGCGCGTACCTCCCGTGCACCTTCGTCACCGAAGGCGCGTCGACGCTGACGCAGGCCACGGCACCGGCCGGTTACCTGCGGCTGCTGATCAACCGCGACTTCTACGCGGCGTCGGCGGACTACCTCGACACGGTCAATCCGCTGCTGAAGGCCTACGCGAGCGGCGACAGCGGCATCGCCGCGGTGATCAAGCCGGGCCAGCGCTTCCTTGTCGCGGTCGCCGCTGCGACCTACAGCTTCGGGCAGGAACTGACCGTCGCCGCCGCCGGCCGCGCGGCCGCAGCCGCCTCGACCAACCAGGTCGTCGCTTTCTCCCGCGGGTCCGGCGCCAAGAGCGCGGGCGACCTGATGGAGGTCGAGATCGCCAACTGCTACACCAAGCCGTGATCGGGGACTGAGAACATGCTGATCTTCACCAACCACCAGACCGCAGTCCGCAACGCCCAGCTCGCGGCCTTCGACCGGCGCGAAACCGAACTGCTAGCGCAGGCCGGCGGCCCGCTCATGGTCGGCAACGCTGCTCCGATCGGCCTGGACGCGTGGCGCCGCATCGACGCGCGCGGCGCGTTGATCCAACGCGACGTGCTGGCCGTCTTCAACCGCCTGGCGCGTGCGAATTCGACCCCGACCGAGATCGGCGACATCATGTCGCTGTACCCGAAGGTTGGCGATTCTGGCGCCGCCTCGGTATCCATGGACGGCCGCGGTTTCGGCAGTGCCGACGCGGCAGCAGTTAGTTTCGCCGGCACGCCGATCCCGGTCGTCCATTCCGAGGCTGTCTTCGGCTGGCGCCAGTGGGCGGTGATGACCAAGGGAGGCGGTCTGCAGTCGGCCGACTCGTTGGCGAACAACCAACGGGTCGTCGCCGAAAAGCTCGAGGACATGGTCATCAACGGCTCGTCCATCGTGGTCGGCGGCTCGACGATCTACGGCCTGAAGACTTTCCCGGACCGCAACAGCGGCACCTACGGGGCCTTCAACTTGAACGGCGGCACCGCTGCGAACTGGGCGACGGCGTTCACGACGATGCTGCAGTCGCTGATCACCGACAACAGCTTCGGCAACGCGACGGTTTTCGTCAATTACTCCGATTGGTTCTACGCCGGCGTCACCGACTACGCGACGACGAACTCCACGACGATCGCCCAGCGCATGCTGGCGATGCCGGGCGTCCGCGAGGTGATCCCCTGCAGCAAACTGGCCGCGAACGACATCATCGCGGTCAACAACATCGACAGCGGCGAGTGGGGCTCGATCCTCTCGGCGATGCCGATGACAACCCGGCCCAAGGCGCGACTGAACACGGAGGACAACTACGTCTTCCAAGTGATGGCTGTCACCGCTCCGCAGTTCAGGAGCGATGCGAACGCGCGATCGCACATCGCGGCCTACACGCGGACCTGATCGCCGTGAAGGTGAAGATCACGCATCTGAAGGCGGCCTGGCCGGCCGGCGCCAATGTCGGCGACGTGCTCGAGCTGGACGGCGTTCCGGCTTGGGCCGTTGGCAAGTGCGTGCCGGCGGCCGACGACGCCGAGCTGACGCTGTTCGAAGCTCGGGGCGACGATGGCGAAGGCCAGCCGGCCGCGCCGCTCTCGGACGACGACGCCAGGATCGCGGCATCGCTGGCGGCAGCCGATGCTCAAGCGGCGGAAGAGGCCTCGGCGCGGCGCAGGGTGAAGAAGTGATCTCGACGACGCAGGCGCAGCAGTACCTGGACCAGGCGCTGGGCGTCGGCGTCCCGAGCTTCATCGTCTCGGCGGCGGTCGACAAGATCGCCACGGCCGAGGCCGCCATGGTCACCGCCGGCTACTCGAGCGCCGACCAGGTGCTGATCCAGTCCATGGCCGTCGCGCTCGTCTGCGCTGCCGGCGATCCGCGCCGTGTCACGTCGCAGGGCTCTGCATCCGGCGCCTCTCGTGGGTTCAAGTACCGCGACGACGACCTGTCCGCCCTTCGGCGTGCGCTTGCCGCGCTTGACACCTCGAACGCCGTCGGCGAGCTGGTCGGGCCTGACCCGGCGACGGCGACGCTCCTGATGGTGGTCTGCTGACGGAGGCGCGCGTCGGCGATTGCCAGACTGTCGTCCCGCCGCTGACCACCGAACCACCCCACATCGGGCCTGGCCCGGAACCTCGAAAGGAATTCGATCATGGCTCGCGGCGACATCAAGTGGTTTGCTCAGGGGCAGCACGACCTGGGCAACAAGATCCACGACATGGATGGCGACGATATCCGCATGGGCATCGTCACCAACGCGACGGTCCCGGCGATCAACACCGCCGCGCCGCACTGGGGTGGCACCGGGACGACAAACTTCGCGACCAACCAAGTTCCAACCGGCACGGCGTATACCGGCCCGATCGCGGTATCGGAGACGTGGGCGCTGACCGCGGCCGGGGCCGACTTCCGGCTCGTGGATGTGACCATCGCGCAGGACGCCGGTGGCGGTTTCACCACCGGCTACTGGGGGATCATCTACAACAACACCGACGCGAACAAGCGCGCGCTCGGCTATGTCGATCTCGGCGGGCCCGTCGGCAACGTCGCCGGGCCGATCGATTTCGCATGGAACGGGGCAACAAACGACGTGCTGCGGCTGGCGCAGGCCTGATCGCAGGACGTCCGGCAGTGCTCATCCCAGTCGTCAGCGGGATGCGACGCTGGCAGCGTCCTAGTGCGCCTGCGCCTGGTGGCGGCGGCCCGCCGCAGACAGGAGACGTTGCGACCCTGACGCTGACCAGCGCGGTCGGCGGGTCGCTGCTGCCGTTCACCGTTGGCCACACGTTCAAGCAGGGCGCCGTTTCGTCGGCGAGCGTCGCGGCGCTTGGCGCGGACACTGCAATCCAGGTCACGCCGAAGAACTACTACGCCGACGGATCGCTCAAGATGGCTGTGGTCTCCGGGCGCAAGACGCTGTCCGCTGGCACGCCTGCGACGGTCGCGATCTCCAACAGCGGCACGGTCGCGAGCGGTTCGAATCTCACGACGACCGACCTCAAGAACACGAGCGTCACGGCGTCGATCGCCTACGCTTCGTACGGCACCGTCTCCTGGGCGACGACCGACTGGGACTCGCCGGCGCAGACGCTGACCACCGGACCGGTGATGTCGTCGTGGACCTACCGCAAGCCGATCGGCAGCGACGCGCACCTGGTCGGCTGGCTCGAGGTGCGACTCTACGTCGATGGCCGCGTGCAGGTGCTGGCGTGGCTGGAAAACGGCTACCTGCGCGTCGCGTCACCTGGTGCTCGCACCGGCACGGTCACGTTCACCCTCGGTGGCACCTCGCGCTACTCGGCAAACCTCGACCTGCTGCACCACCAGCGCGCGGCGCTCGGCAGCGGCACGACCCTGTTTCACTGGTACAACGGCTCGGATCCGCAAATCACGCCGAAGCACGATCGCGCCTACATGCAGTCCACGGATCTGGTGCCGTCGTATGGCGCTGTGGCATCGTCGACGCGCGTCGCTGCGCTGACGCAGAGCTACACGCCGTTGGCAGTGGGTGACTTCGACCCCGACATGCCGAGCCCGAGCTACCACGAGGACATCGGCCTCCTTCCGCAGCACGATGCGATCTACCTTACCAGCGACGACTCGCGCGGCTGGCTGGGCGTGCTGATCAATGGCATGGCTGCTGGTCGCTACGGAATCCACTACCGAGACGAGGCGACGAACCGGCCGCTACGCTTCAGCCAGCAGCCGAACCTCGTCACGAGCGGCAACGGCATCCAGCAACCTGGCGCCAGCTCGACCAACGACTACACGCCGACGACTTCCGGCGGTACGCCTCCGATCTGGGACGTACCACACCATCCGAGCATCGGGTACATGGCCTACCTCATCAGCGGGTGGAACTACTACCTGGAGGAGTTGCAGTTCGCCGCGACCTGCAACTACATCTGCAACACGGACCTAGGAGGATCGTGGAATCAGCGCGGCGGCAGCGCCGGAGTCTTCCTGTCCAACGCCGGAGCGAACGACACGCGCGGCGCCGGCTGGGCCATTCGCACTCTCGCTCAGGCATGCACCGCGACTCCCGACGCAGACACCACGTTGCGCAACGAATTCCTGTCGTCGATGGGGTCGAACATCGACCTGTACTACACCAAGTACGTGGCGCAAGCCAACAGTCCGATGGGCGTGGTGGCGCCGGCCACCACCGACTACGGCGCAGGAGGAGATGGCAAGTTCCTCGGCTCCGTGTTCATGAACTACTTCTTCGTGGCTTCGATCGGCTATACGCTCGCGCTGCGGCCGGCCGTGACGACGACGCAGATCGAGCGCCTCGAGGACTTCTTTGCCTGGAATGCGCAGTTCGCCATTGGCATGTTCGGCGGCACGGCATCGGATGAGTACAACTGGCGCTATGCGGCGAACTACACGGTCGCGACGGCACCAGCGGACAGCATCGATTTCCTAACCGGAACGGGGCCCTGGTACACCAATTGGGGCGAGGTCTTCACTGCGACGCACGGCTTCGCGAACCCTGGCGCTGGCGACGGCGCGATGCAGGGCGGAAACTTCCCAGACCCGACGAGCTACTGGGGCAACCTGCAGCCCGCGATCGCCTACGCTGTGCGGCACGGCGTGCCAGGCGCGGTAACCGCGCGCAACCGCATGCTCGGTGCGACGAACTGGTCGACCTTCGCGGCAGCTCTCGCCGATGCTCCGGAGTGGGCTGTCGTCCCCAACGCGTCCCGCTGGAAACCTGCGTGGTTCACCGCCGCGGCTGCCGGCGAGTTGATCTCCGCGCGCAACATCAACGACGACGCTGCGTCGATCGCGCCACCGTCGCCGCCGCCGCCTGGCAATCGGTACGCCGTCACCGATGCATGGGGCTGCATGACCATTCGGCAGTCCGGCGGGCAGATCATCTACCAGGGCGAGGGTCACTCGGACGGCTGGGACAACGGCGTCGTCGGGCAGGACATCTTTAAGGCCACGCCGACGAGTCATCGCTGGCGCAACCCGTCGACCAACGCAGTCATGGGGTCTGGCGGCGTGTTTGTCTACTCGGACGGCAACACCGCGACCGACCACTCTTACAACAACCTGAGCTTCTCGACATACCGCGGTTCGCTGATCCGCCTGTACGCCGGTGACGTGCCACTGAGCGGCAATTCGTCGGTAACGATCTCCTGGCCTTGGAAGGCAACCAACTGGAATCCCGCGGGTACTCACCCAAACGTCCCCTACGGAGCCACTGCCCCTGGCGTGGCAGTCGACCAGTACAACCAAATCTTCCTGTGGCGCAACCAAGACGGAGCGCAATACCGCCCGGCAAAGAACGACTGGATCACCCGCAACGAGATCAACATCGACAGACTTGAGCAGGCTGCAGTTTTCGACTTCAAACGCAGGGTCATCTGGTCTTTCGGTGGCTACAACTCGTCGTCTGGCACGGTCGCGAAGTGGGACATCGCGTCATCGACGACGAGCACGGTGTCGGTCACCGGTAACGCCACCGGTGACACCTTCACAGTCACTCACGGGCTCGGAGCCTCGTACGATGAGGTCGGCGACAAGATCTACATCCACAGCGAGACGGGGGCGGTCGCCGTTTTCGATCCTGTCGCCTTGACGATCAACTCCGTCTCTCTCACTGGCGCGACGATGAACGCGAATTCGACCTACCGCAGTGGTGGTAACGACAAGACGTGGGGCAAGGCCAAGTACCACAACCTGCTCGACGCGATGATCTACAAGCCCGGCTACAACTCGCCGCTTTTCGTGCACAAGCTGAGGGCCACTTGATATGGCTGATACCGGCTGGAAATTCCACGCAACGTCCGCGAACGGCACAACCGGCGAGGATTGGCAGAACCGTGCCAATGCGGCGAACGACGCCGATTCCGATGCGGTGATGACCAAGGTGTCGGGCACCGCGACGGAGAGTCTGTTCTACGACTACACGTTCGGGTTACCAGCTGGAGCCACGATCAACGGGATCGAGGTAGAGGGGCGTGGGCGCGACACGTTCGGCGACGCTGGCTGGGTGCTCGAGCTATACGCCAGCTGGAACGGCGGGACCACTTGGACCGCAGTCAAGCGGTTTCCGGCGAGTGGCGACTTCCCGCCCGCGAGCGGCACTGCGTTTCAGGTGCGCAACGTCGGCGGGGCAGCCGACACATGGGGAAGAACCTGGACCGACAGCGAGTTCAGCAACAGCAACTTCCGGTTGCGCATCAACTACCTGACCACGGGTGACGGCGGCGCATCTGAAGTCGCGATCGACTACATCAAGCTGAAGGTGTACTACACGGCGGGGGCGTCGGCCATCAAACGATGGTTCGCGACCATGTCTGGCGGAATGCGTGATCTAACGGGTGCAGCATGAGCAAGCAAA